CTAATCTTATTACTTCATATTCATCAAAACCTGACTTTAAAAACGTTAGACATGCAGGTGAGATTTATTCTATGACTATAGCTGACCTTAAGCAGCAAGCTGGAGATCAGTTTAGTGAAGATGATTATCAAAAGATAGCTAAAGAGTATGCAGGTAAGAATAACAACCCTATGACTTATGGTGATAGAGCTTACTATGACAATGGTAACGAAACTTATGATTATGATAAGTTTAGTGTTAATGTTTTAGATGCTGAGTTTATTACAAGTCACTCTTTAAATTACGAAAAGAAAGAAAATAAGTTTGGTGGTTTTTCTGTAAATAAAAAAGCATCTAACTATAAGGCTCCTAAAAACTCAAAAACTAAAAGAGAGAACATAGGATCTACAGTAAAGGTAGTTTATACTGGTAAGTATATAATAAATACAGATTATATATTTAATTATGGTATGATGGAAAACATGCCTAGATCTAAATCTAATTTATCAGAAACTAATTTATCATATATTATATATCAACCTAACCTTTATAAAATGAAGAGTAAGTCTTTGGTTGATAGAATGATTCCTTTTGCTGATCAGATACAATTAGCTCACCTTAAAATACAACATGTTCTTGCTAAGGCTAGACCTAAGGGTGCAGCCTTTGAGATAGGTTCTTTAGAGAACGTATCAAAAGGTGATGGTGGTACATTTACTCCTTTAGAGCTTCAAGAAATATACGATCAAACTGGTAATATATACTATAGACGTATAGATGATGAGGGTAACATGACAGGTGCAGTGCCTATTGCTGAGTTAGAAAATGGTATAGGTAGAGACTTTGGAACTTTGATAAATGTTTACAATCATAATCTACAGATGATTCGTGATGTAACTGGTGTCAATGAAGCACGTGATGCTTCTCAACCATCTAGCGAAGCACTTGTAGGTGTTCAGAAGTTAGCTTTACTAGCATCTAACAACGCTACAAGAGATATAAACGATGCTTACTTAAATGTTACAAGAAGAGTTTCTCAGTGTATATCTATGAGAATGCAAGATCTTTTAAACTATAAGGGTCTACATAATATGTATAGTAATGTCATAGGTGACACTGCAATGCACAGTATAGATATGATGAAGAAGATGTCTATACATGAGTTTGGTATAACTCTAGAGGTTGCACCTAGTGAGGAAGAGAGACAAATGATGGAGCAAAACATTCAAGTTTCTTTAGCTCAAAAAGAACTTAGACTTGAAGATGCTATAATGATACGTTCTATTAGAAATATTAAGATGGCTAATCAGATGCTTGTTCTTCGTAGAACTAAATATCAAGAAGAGCAGCAAGCTCAAGCAAGACAAGCTTCAGAGCAAAACGCTATGATGCAACAACAGTCAGCACAGCAGGCTGCACAGTTAAGACAGCAAGAGATGCAAGCTGAAGTTCAAATGGAGCAAGCACGTATTCAAGCTAAGAATCAAGCAGAGATGCAGTTAAAGCAATTAGAGTTTCAACTAAAAGAACAGTTTGAACAATCTCAACATGAGAGAAGATTAAGAGAGATAGAGCTAGGTAACTTAGGTAAAGAAGGTGCTGCGTCTATTCAAGGAGAGGTTCGTAAGGCTATTCAACAACAGTCTGCTATGAATCAATCTCAACTTATAGAACAGAGAAAAGATCGTAGAGGCCCTTTAGGTGAAGAGCAAAACATATCTCAATAGTTTGATATTAATATAAAAAAAATTATATTTGCGAAAATAACATAAATTAAATTTAAGACAATGGATATAAGAGAAGACTTATTAAGTAAACTTGGTGGAGAGGTTGTTCAACCACAAAACCAACAAAATATTGTAGACTTGACTGGTGATGAAAACCAACCAGCTGAGTCTCAACCTACAACGCAGGAACCTTCCAACGTTGTAGATTTAACACAAGAGAGTTCTTTAAATACTGAGGAGACTAACGTTGATGAATCTCAAGTTAGTCAACAGCAAGAGGGTGAAGAAATCAGTGATGACGAAGTTGTCTTACAATACCTTAGCGAAAAGCTTGGGCGAGACCTAACATCATTTGATGATCTTAACTACACAAGTGAAGAGGCAAACTACGATGACTTTGCTAGCGATCAGCTTCGAGTTATCAATGAGTATGTTAAAAACACTGGTCGTACAGTTCAAGATTACCTAAACACTCAAACTGTTGATTTATCCAACGTGTCTGATGATGCAGTCTTAAAGGAGTATCTAAGATTAGATAATCCTAATTTAACTGAAGCTGAGTTAAATGATTATATGGCTACAACATACAAGATGGACAAAGAGGAGTATAACGAGAGACAAATGAACGCTGGTAAGGTTCAGCTCATGAAGGACGCTAAAGCTGCTAGAGACTACTTTAACGAGGTCAAAGAAGAGTATGCTATGCCTACAGAGTCAGAAGATTTTTCTGTATCCCAAGAGGATAGAGAAGAATGGATCGGTACTATGAGTGCTGAGGTTGATGACTTGGATGGTATATCATTCACTATGAACGATCAGGGTGAAGAGTTTGTTTATAAACTTGATGATGACGCAAGGAATGAAATCAAGGGGTACAACTCAGACCTAGAAAGTTTTTTTGATCAGTATGTAGACGAAGGTGGTAACTGGGACTTTGACAAGCTCAATACAGATATGTATATCTTGAACAATATAGATAAGATTGTTCGAGGTGTCGCTAATCAGTACAGAAGCAAAGGAACAGAAAGCGTAATTAATGAGATTAAGAACCCATCATTTGCACAAGACAAGCAAGATGCACCTCAGAAGCAACAAACAACTCTTGAGATGTTAAGAAAACAAATTTTAGGTTAAAAAAGAAAATTAATTACTTTATTTAAAATTATAAAAAAATGGCAACAGTAAGTTTTCATACGGGAGCTACTTCAGGCGGTCAAGTCGCTATGAATCCAACTCCTGCAAATGTGGCAGTTGCAACTACATCAAACTACGTAAACAGTGCTACTCTTTTAGCAGCAGCATCTGATGGTAGTAACTTATTAACTAAGCGTGATGTAGATGAGCAACTAGTAAAAAGATACGGTAATCAAGGGATTACTGGTCTTATGGAGCTTTTAGGTTCTAAAAAAGAAACAACAGCTCAAAAATTTGAGCACTATGAGGAAACTTTTCTTCATAATGCTTTTGTAGCAGCAATAGGTTCGAGTGGTGATTTTACATTAGATAACACTGCTGATGATGCTGGCGATGGAAGTGGAAATACTGCTCTTCGTGATGGTGATATTATTATGGGTGGATCAGGTGCATTATATTATGTTACTGCAGCAGATGCAGCTCAACCAAATAATGACTTTACAATTAAAAATGTATCTAATGGTACTCGTGCTTCTGCAGGTTCAGATACTAAATTCTGTATTGTAGGTAATGCTTATGCGGAAAGAACTGATCAACCAGGTGAGGGTATTACACCTCGTGTAATTCAGTACTCAAATAGATGTCAGATTATTAAAGAATCTTTCTCTGTTTCAGGTTCTGAAGCGACTAATGCTGTCTATGTAAAAGTAGATAATCAAGAGTTTGGTTCTGGTTACTTATGGTACCTACAAGGTGAAGCTGATACTTACCAAAGATTTATGGATTATTGTGAACTTGCAATGATTATTGGTGACGCAGGAGATGGTACTTTATCTAATACAGATGCTTCAGATGCTGATACTCCTTTTGTATCTACAACTGAAGGTTTATTGAAGTTTATTGAGAATAAAGGTCAAACTATGGATCTTGGTTCTTCAGCAATTACAATGGCTGACTTTGATGCTGCTGTAAAATCTTTAGATAAATTTAGAGGTGCAAAAGAAATGGCTCTTTACGCTGGTATCAACTTATCTTTAGATATTGATGACCTATTAGCTTCTCAAGGAGCTTACGCTGCTGGTGGTGCTAACTATGGTACTTTTGCAAATAGCAAAGACATGGCGTTGAACTTAGGATTTAACTCCTTTACTCGTGGTGGTTACACTTTCCACAAGAAAACTTATGACCTATTCAACCGTCCTGACTTGTTAGGTGGTGATGGATTTAAATTCAATGGTTTCGGTATGTGTATCCCTATGGATAATCAAAGAGATGCACGATCAGGGGAAAGTATTCCTTCTTTACGTATGCGATACAAAGCTGCGAATGGTTACTCTCGTGAGATGGAGCACTGGTTAACTGGATCTGCGGTTCTACAAAATAGAACTAACGAGAAAGATGAGTTGCGATCTCACTACCGTACTGAACGTGGTTTTGAAGGATTTGCTCCTAACCGTTTCTTATTGTTCAAAAAATCATAATTAACCTAGATAGATGGGGGGGAGAGAGTCTTCCCTCCTAAATCTTTTAAAAAATATAATTATGGTAAACGAAAATTATTTATACTTTAACTTACAAGAGCAAGCTACATCTGGAGCAGTTGCTGTACAAGGTTCTGAAACTTTAACTTTAGTAGCTAAAGAATCAGGTTTTAAGGGTAATGAAATATCTTGTGAAGTATTAACTTCTGTTGATTTAGCTTCAGCTAACACTCCTGCTATATCTGTAACTGGAACTGCACCTAGACAAAAAATTACTGTAGGTGTTGGAGGTTCTAGTGGTGCTGGTGCTCAAGATGCTGCCTCTGCTATCAATGCTGACGCTACAGCAGGTGCTTTAGTTACTGCAACAGGTAGTGCTGATACAGGTATTGCTGGTGATAAAGCTGAGTTTTTTCTTAGTGGTGGTGACGCAAGTGTTTGCTTCCCTGCGAGCTCTCTTGTAGGTATGGCTCCTGGTTCAAGAAGTACATTGGACTTATTTTTTAAATCTTTAAATAACTTTGGTGGTTCTAGCTCTGAGACTAATGAAGAGGTTGTTTCTGATATTGTTACCTTAACTATTGGGAATGATAATCATAGAGAAGTTATGGAAAGAATATGTGAATTGCTTGTTTCAGCAAGAGGTGGATATAAGTTTGACGTTATTGCTTCGTTAGACCCTAACAATGGTTTGGGATCTGATGGAATGGTATCTAGTCCTAAAATTACTACTCTTTCTACAACAATAGCTGCAAAGGTTAACGCTTAATATTATAGACATGGAAGAGAAATATTTATACTTTAGAACGCAAGCTACATCTACGTCAGATGATGGCTCAGATGATTCTGTTTGCTACCCATTGTCTTCATTTTTAGGAATAAGACCTGGGCAAGATGATCAAACAGATGATGCAGATTTAATGACTTTATTTTTTAAACCTTTACGAAACGCTGATGGTCAGGCTGCTGACTCTGCTGATGTTTTGGTAAATGATAAAGTTGAGATTAAAATTGCTCAAGCAACTGGTGGTTTGAAAGAAGCTATGGAAGAGTTGATTCAATGTTTTATGTCGTCTCAAGACACAATGATTGTTGTTTGTGATGATCAAACATCTGAAAAATGCACTTCCTTGATATCTTCTGTAGAAGCTATAACTATACAAGGTATATTAACTTAATATAATAGATTGATATGAACGAGATATATTTATACTTTAGAACACAAGCTACTATTGCTAGTGACTTAGATCAAGATGATTCTGTATTATATCCATTGTCTTCTTTTTCAGGTTTTCAATCTGGAACTGCAGATAATGTAAATACTGTTACTATGAGCTTTAAACCTCTAGAAACTGTATTTGATAATGATGGTACAGGTGCTGTTTCTACTGATACAGTTGTAATTAATTTAAGTTCTGGATCTTCTCCTAAAGATTTTATGGAGCATTTTACAGAGCAGATTAATACTATAAGAAACAAACAAGATAAGTTTTTTAGTATCGCAGATGATGCAACATCAGAATACTTTTCTAAGACTATAGCTTCAGTTGGTAATATTACTATACCTGCTGCTTTAAGCTAATATTAGAAATTACAATTAATACTGGAAGGGGCTGGTCCCCTTCCTTTTATAAACTTTAAGTTAATTTTAGAAAATAATTATTATGACACCAACAAAAACACGTAAGGCTGTTACGCCTCCTACGAACACTAAGGTTGAAGCTAAAGCTCCCGTAGTAGAGAAAAAGTTTGTTCCGAACTTTTCAAATAGACAAAACAATTTTAAACCAACAGTATATCAGCTTGTACCAAAATCTAAAAAGAAAAATGGTATGCCACAGTATCCTATAGTTTCTTTAATTAAAGCTGAGGATATTATATTTGATCCTGAAACAGGTGAAAACAAAAAAATTAGATACATTCCTGGAGAGACATCTATATTTGCTGACGAGCAATCTGAGAGTGCTAAAATGAGAGAGCCTATAGCTTTTAATAATGGTTATCTTTTTGTTAATCATACTAATCCTACTCTAAAAAAGTATTTGAGCTTGTGTAACGCTAATGGTAGTAATCCACATAGGATAAAGTCTAAGTCTATTATATTTACTGTTAAAGACGATGAGAAGTCTGCACAGCAAAAAATAGAAGAAGTGGGTAGTACCATGGAAGCTGTACAAAGTGCCCTTAAAATGCCTGTAAATGAGCTTATGGGTTACGCTAAGGTATTAGGTATAAAGATTGATAGAAGTGTTGATGAGGTTCGTTGGGACATGAAAATACAAGCAGAGAAAAATCCTAAAGGTTTCTTAGCTGGTATGAACGATCCTAGAACAGAGATGAAGCAAGTATTACTAATGGCTGAAGAGTCTGGCATTATAGCGATGAAGGGTAAAAGTGTTACATGGTCTGCATCAGGTAACACAATATGTATACCACCAGTTGGTATAAAGCCTTTAGATAAGATGGTGGATTACTGCTCTCAAGGTGAAGGAGAGCAAGTGTACGCTGAGATAGAACGTAGGCTACAAGCCCTTAATGGATAATACATTAAGGCTATATATATAGAAGGGGGACTTAACGGTCTCCCTTTTTTTTGATATACGGATTTATTTCGTACTTTTGCTAGGGAATAAAATACACAATAATGACGATTGATGAAGTATATAAGCTAGTTCAGGTGTTTGCAAATAAGGAGCAGAGGGGGTTTATAAGTCCGTCTGACTTCAACCTTTTAGCAAAGCAAGCTGAACTTGAGCTATACAATAAACGACTTTCTATAATAAAGCAAAAATCACCTACAAGAAAATCTCAAGGATTATACGCAGAAAGTTTATCTCCAGAGATGGCAAGACAAGATATAGCTACTTTTTTAACTAGATCTGATATGAATGTAACTACTCAGACACGTCCATATTTAGGTGTAACTGTAGCTGTAGCTTCTGATTATGTAGAATCTATGTTTATCAATACAGATGAGCATCATGACATCTCAACTAATATTCCTGTAGATATTGTAGAGCCAAAAGATATAAATCAAATACTAAGAAGTAGTTTGGTAAAACCATCTATGGAATACCCTGTAGCTTTACTTGGATCGGAAGGTGTAACGTTAAAAGTATTTAGTATGTTTCCTGATACTATAACTAAAGTTATAGCTTATCATTACTTAAACACTAACACTCCAAAATGGAGTTACGTTACTGTAGCAGGTAAGCCTGTTCATGATTCTTCGTCATCAAACCAATTTAAAATATCTAGCAGATGTCATGGAGAGATTGTAGTAAAGATATTAGAATATTTAGGAGTTTCAATTAGAGAGGCTGATGTTGTTCAATACGCACAGGCTAGTGAGATAAAAGCAGATAGTTAATTATGGCAATAGATTACACAAGTATAGATGAAGTCGTAAATGACTTTCAGTTAATGATGGATGACACGTCTTATGATAAAGACGCAGAAATTTATCAGTTAAGATTATTAGCACTTCAAGGATTAAGAGAGCTTAAGTTTGATGCAGAACAAGAGGTTAAGACAGATGAATTATTTGTAAACTCTAGCACTCTTCAATGTACTTTACCTAGTGATTTTGTTAAACTATTAAGGATTGGGTATAAAAACAGTGCTGATGAATTTGTATCTTTGGGTTATAAGTCTGATTTATCTTTAGATGCGGGTGTAACCTCTCAAATAAGTGAAGATCCTTATGATGAAAACAATCCTTATTTTCACACTGACATGGGTAGAAAATATGGTGTAGGTGGTGGACAAAACGCTTTAGGATATTACAGGTTAAATAGAAACGATAACACTATAAACTTTTCTTCAGACCTTGCTGGCAAAACAATATTTGTAGAGTATATTTCTGATGGTATAGGCTCTACTCAGCCAAGAGATCATGTTATTCAGCTCAACTTTAATAAAGCTTCAACTACTGACCCTAATGCAATTGTTTCTGGAGCTCAATTAAAAATACCAAAATCTGATTTTGCTACTAGTGCTCATACATTTACTTTTACAACTAGCACTCCGTCAAGTTCTAATTTTATTCAAATTGGTCCGAATGATAGTTCTTCTATTATAGCAGAAAAATTCTCTACTCTTATAAATGAAGGTTATCCTAACCTTGAAGGAAGTAGTAAATTACCTGTAGACACTAACATAACAGCATCTCAAAATACAAGCTCAAACGCAGTTACTTTAACGTATAAAAATATAACTGCAAATCCTCTTTTTCTTGGAAATTCAGCTTTTAGCGTTAATACAAATCAAGATGTAGTATCTGGTGGGGTAACTAGCACAGGTGTTAAAGTTTTAACTTCATCAATTGAATTAATTCAAAAAGGTATTATAGGGGAAGGTCCTAGAGTTCACAAATTTTGTGAGGAAGCTTTGCGTTGCTACATATATTACAAATACATTCAAAGAAAACGTGGCGTTCCTGCTAACGAAAAACAAATGGCTAAGAGAGCATATTACAACGAGAAAAGATTAGCTAGAGCTAGAATGATGAACTTTAATAAAGAGGCTGCTATGCAGATTTCTAGAAAAGCATTTAAGCAATCTCCTAAGATATAATTTACAATGGCACAAGATAAGAAAGTTTTTACAGGTGGGATGGATAAAGATTCTGATCCTCGCTTGATCAAACAAGGTGATTACAGAGATGCTTTAAATATAAGAAGTGTATCATCATCAGATTCTACAGAAGGTTCTGTTGAAAATATAGAGGGTAATACCTTAGTTCCTTATAATTTTATTACTGAAAATAACGAGTATGTAAATGTAGAATCAAACACAGGCGTCAATGGTACAGGTGTTAGTATAGATGATGTTCAGCCTGATCTTGTAAATCTATCTCAAACTATTGTGTTTTCAGGAATAGAGTCAATAAACTATTTCTCTAATTTTACAATAGGTTATGAGAGTGATGAATCTTCTGATCCTGTTTTTATATCTACATCTTTTACGACATGGTTTGGTAGTACACAGTTAACTAATACCTCTCAAACACTTTATGATAAGTTTGGACCAGGAGGTCCTTTATCTTCTTTTAGCGTAGTAGATCTTAATACAGGTCTTCCTATAAATATAAATGCTTCAGTAGATTTTCTTCCTGGTGATTTATTTGATGGATCAAATAGTTTTTCAATAACATTTACATCTAGTCAGCCTGGTGCTTCGTTTAATTTAATTATAAAAAGCACTTTCTCAAACACAGACTATCCTCAAGGAGAATACGATATAGGGGAAGATTACAGTGATATTAATAATTACTATGTTGGGCAAAACACTATTATTAATGGTTCTACTGGATTTTCTCAATCTGATGATGACACCAATGTAGATGATGACGGAACTACGTTTGGCCCTAGTCCTGCGGCTGGTGTAGGATCAACAGTATATGAATTTAACGTTGATGGTGAGCAAGGAACAACTGCTCCTGGTGATCCTGAAAATAATGTTATTATATATTCTTATGATCAAACTGCTGGAGATGGACTATCTCATGATGATTATATTGTAACAGAAGTTTTAGATTTAACTGAGTCAATTGATAAATTTAACAGTGGTGGTGAGTTTGAGTTTGGTCAATCTCAAGATAGTATATCTCAATTTCTTGTTGACGCTATATCTAATGATAAATTTGGAGAGGTAATAATAGAAGGTAGTAATGGTAGCACTACTGAGCTATCAAGTATTACAACTAACTTTGTTAAAACTACAAGTCTTGGTGGTAAGTCTTCTAACTTAGGTAGAAACAACCCAGATGCTGTTCCATACTCTCAGTTAGAATTTTATTTCAATAGTGAAGAAGTTTCAGAGGGTGATGGTTTTAGCATTAATCAAGGTACTTTAACTTTCAGTGGAGAAGAGGTAAAAGCTATAAATACTTATGTTCTTAACGCAAATATAATAGAAGGTAAAAACTTTAAGTTAGATTTAACGGTATCAGGATTACCATCTGGCAATAGTTTTACTGTTAATGTGGCTAATGACACCTTTGGTACAATAAGTGCTGACGGGTCTCATAGTATATTTATAAACGATCCTAACAATTCTTCTGTTATATTTTTACAGTTTGATAAAGATTTTACATCTTCTGATGCCCTTACCTTAACGAATGTTAGATTATTTTTAGAAAACGAACAGGTAGATAGACTAACTGTTAGGTTAGCTTCTCCAAACTTGACAAGGTTTAAATTAGCCTTTGCATCAAGTGAGACTGAGCTAAGAAACGACTTAGTAGCTGGTAGTCCAGTCACTAGTTTATCATCTTGGTATAGTGGTACTGGAATAGAACTTATTAATAAATCTGCTGGAACAACTGATTTATCTTCAGTTAGTGACGATTATCAAGAGTTATTATTAGAACTGCAAGAAGCTGAGAATACAATACGTTTATTGCGGGCTCAAATAAATTCAATAACAGATACATATAATAATCAAATAAGTACATTACAGCAGCAATTAGCTGTGGCTAATTCAAATTTAGCTCAAGTTGAGATTGAATTGGCTAATGCAATTAACGCTGAAAATATACTTAGACGTGAGCTTGAAAATCTTCAAAGTTTTCAAACACAATTCCAAAAT